CTGTGTCAGAAGCAAAAGCAATAGCAGGTGCAGAGCTTGAACCGTTTGCAATGGTTATTACGCCACCAACCGCTAAAGTACTTGCCATATCCACAGCACCATCAATGTCCACGACATCAAGGTTAGTCGTGCCATCTACGTCTATGTCGCCTGAGATGTCTAGGGATGCCGCAATGATCTCACCGCTTGCGTTGATAGCACCATTAATATCAATCGTGGTCGCAGCAATCTGAATTTCTGTGTCAGCAACGAGGTCGAGCTGTCCGTCTGCGCTTGAGTTAATGTAGATTGCGGCATCGCGGAATTGGACTTTATCTGTCGTGCTAAGTTCTATATTAGTGCCGCCTGAGGTGTTACCTGCAACCAATACCTCTGTCAGCGTATCAGTTACGCCGGGATCAACCCCGGCCATTGCATCAACCACCGCTGCGCCTGAACCTGCACCATCTAAATAAACAATCGCCGTTTTGCCGGTGAGGATGGTAACGTTAGCCCCAGAGCCTTGGGAGATTGAAATCGATTGTGATCCAGTGGTTGCATTCTCGATGAACATCACGCGAGATAAAGTATTAGGCGCAATCGTACAAACTCTGGTCGCGGTCAAACTGCCAGCAGAAGTAATCTTAAAGTACATTGCACGGGCAGGGTCTGAAGTACCATCTGCAACGGTGGTTGTTGCGTCAGCATCTGAACTAAACACTTGTTGAGTTGCATAGCCTAGTGCCTCGCCAATTAACTCAAGGTTAGTATTTGTTGACGTACCCCATGTTCCAGCTTCATCGCCAGTGCTTATTTCTTTTAATCTAAGATCATTTACATACGTTGCCATTTAAGCTGCCTCTTCTTGCCAGTTTGGTGTTTGATTTGCTGATACTGAATTCCAACTTGGCGTTTGATTCGCGGATATAGAGTTCCAGTTTGGTGTTTGACTTGCAGATATAGAACTCCAGTTTGGTGTTTGACTTGCAGATATAGGGTTCCAATTAGGGTTTTGATTAGGATTTATTTTGCTCCAAACAAGTACCGTTCCGACTTGTCCTTGGCAAGAAACTCCAGTAACCGAAACATCAACATCAATGATAACAGCAACATTGCCAATGGAACCCGTCGAAGATACCCCAGTAACACTACAGCTTGAATCTGCAGAAACTGAAACCGTACCAATAGATCCGTTGACAGCCAAACCTGACGGAGAAACATTTGCATCTGCCGAAACAGTAACACTATTAATTCCCCCTGATGCCGAAACGCCTGTGACAGAAACTTCTGAATCCGCAGAAACGCTAACACTACCAACTGAGCCAGTAGCCGAAACGCCTGTGACAGAAACATTTGCATCTGCTGCAATAGATACAGAACCAACAGCTCCAGATGCCGCTACGCCTGTAACTGATACTTGAGCATCTGCCGAAACCGAAACCGTGCCAAGCGCAGATGTTCCAGACAACCCTGTAACAGAAACATTTGCATCTGCCGAAACCGAAACTGTACCAAGTGCAGATGATCCTTGAGCAAGAGGAACGCTTTCTCCCCAGCCAACATCGCCCCAACCTTGGTTAGAACTGTTCCAACCTTGAAACGCAACAGTGACATTAGCCACTAAATATTCTACGCAATTCTTATAATGGCGTTACTTGCATCTGCTGTAGGAAAGGTAATTGTAAAATCACCAGCAGTAGATGTTTTATCTGCGCCAAAATCTAAAACACAAACGCTTGGGTCGCCAGAAGCCGCCTCGTTAAAAATCAAAGCACCTCTTGCCGTAACCGAAGCCGAACTAAATGTAAGATCACTAAAGTCTGTAAATCCAGTCGTGCCCGAACTAGTAGGTGTTACGCTTGTTAAGTAAGCGCCCTTGGCTGTATAACCAGTACCACTAGACTCTCCGCTAGAAGTATAAGCTGTGGTCGAAGCTGCAAGACTTGCAGAGCTTGTATAAAGAGCAAGCTTAAAAACATTACTTGCTGCTGTAAAATTGTGCTTTGCTTCTAGCAATTCTTTTTTAAAAGAAGTACACATTGCCTGAGTAATAGCCATTATAGGCTCCTTATTATTTCTGCTATTTCTGGATATTCTTTAGATTCAAGTTCCGCAATCATTGTTGTCTTATTGCTGTTAATAGCCTCTTTCATGTAGAAAGAAATAACATCTTTTATCTGACTTTTAAAGACTTCAGCTTGCTCTGAAATGAGTGGATGACTCTTGTCTCCTACCGATATTATAGTACTTGTTGCTCTGTCAGCCCAATATTCAATGGGAAATCCCTTGTTATTGGTTGTTAACACTTCAACAGAGCCAACGCTTCCTACTGTTATATCAAACATTATCTAGCGGCCCTTACAGAACCAGACCTATAGCTGTCTGTTGTGCTATAACCCTCTCCAAGCGCCTTAAGATTTTCTAAGGCTTCCATGTATCTGGTATTGTAAACTTGCATCAGCTCAGGGTTTCCTTTCATAAACGTGTATGACTCAACAAGACATCCGTAAAGCAAACTGCTTTCTGCATTAGTGCCTAGCCAACTAGTGCCATCAGAAGAAACTGTTATAGACTCCGGCTTATAAAAGTAATGAAGCTCTACATTGTAATTGCTTTGGGGTGTAGGGCCAATAATAAAATTAGCATCAGAAAACAACCCGTAATATTTTGGAACACCTTCTGTAGAAGAACTTGGGTAAGCCTCTCTAATAAAGTTTACGTCTTTAAATAACAAAAACTCATAGCCACTGTTATCAACAGCTAATGAGTACGGAGCTAAAAAATCAGAAGGCGTTGCTAAGTAAGCATTGCCAGAAGTTGTTGTTCCCGTAGAATTCTTTCTAAAGTCTGGAAGCTGAACAGATTTTAAAATCCTGTCTTCTGCTTGCGTAATAATTACAGACAAATTGTTAACAAACGTTGTTTCGCTATTTTGAGTATAGTCCTGAATAGCCTGCTTAAGAGTTGTAAACGTCCAAGCCATTACGTCACCACCGTTACATTGCCTATTTGACCTTCAATATCTAGCCCAATGGTTCTGCTGCCTAAGGCTGATACGCCACCTCCAACTGGATTCCAAGCAAAATACTCCCTACTTTCCTGTAAAGATTGATCTGGCCTTGGGTTTCTTAATGCTTGAGGATCATCTAATCTAACCTTGCCTAGCTGTAGCTGAGGCTGATCTTTATCTAGAACATCTTTGCCTACAAGCAAGCCTGTAGGTCTTTGATTAACAATCTGCGGAACCAAATCTTTTTTTGGATACCTGAATCCGGTTCGATCACAATAACCAAAAGCATACTTTCCGCTAGCATAACTCAAAACTGATAACCTCCCGGAGAAACAAAAAGAGAAGCCTTTTCTCTAGCGGCATCAGAAGCCAAGTCCCATTGTTCTTGGTATTCTCCTTTTAACAAAGGCGCTCTTTCTGCTGCTTCTGGATACTTTATAGCTAAGTTATAAGCTAAACCAGCAACAAAGCACGGCAAGTATCTAGCAGGAATGTCCATGTTATTGCTTGCTGGCTTGCCAGCATCTTCTATTCTTTCCATATAATAGTAGCCAAAAGTGTACGTCTCTTGACCATCTGGAGTAGGCCAGAGATTTATGACAACACCTGTCGGCGTTCTTTGAACGTAATACTCTAGCGGCTTAGACTGAGTAAGCTTATTAGATAGGTGAGAATATTGGCTTATAGATATCCTAGACATGCTTTGATCAAACTGACTTTGCACATCTCCGGCATCTGTTCTAAGAAAACCTTCGACAATATCAAATATCTTGCCATCTAATGTATAAGAGTTTGTGCCTTCAGTTAAAGCTTGCGTTCCAAAGTTAACTGTCCACAAGTTTAAGCCACGGTTTTGCCATTCAAGCATCAACAGATCAATGCTTCTTCTAGCAGTTTTGTAATCATACCCGCTACGAAGCTCTAGCCCAGCTCTTTCAAAAGCTTCTTCGATAGCTTCGCCAAGGTCTAAGTTAAAAGAAAATGTGCCACTAGTAGCCATTAAACAAAGCGACCCTTAGTTTTTCCGCGAACAGCTAACCCATCAATAGGCCTTGACCTTGTTCTTCCGCCTGCTTTCATTTTAGAAGCTTCTGAAATCATACGCTCAGATTTTAACTTTTCTGTTTCTTTTAATTCCATAGCTTCTGCTTCTTTTTTTTTGTTCTTTTTTCTTTTTTCAGTAAGCATCGCAGGGATGATACCTGCGTAGTTCATGAGCCCCTCACCTTTAATTAAAGAGGCAGCTGGCGAAATGTCTGTTAATTTTAAACCCATTACTTTTCTCCAAATTTATTACTTTCGATTAGACTTGGCCCCAGAACACTTCCATCGTTTTCTAGAAAGATTGTTTGGTGTATTTGGATCGTTCTGTTTTTTCTTAGGCAGTCTTTTCTTAATGCCCAAACTTCTTGCACAATAGCTGTCGCCTTTGCTTGTTCCCGGCTTA